TCACTGTGTGGTTCTGAATCATCTAGTGGATTAAATTTAACTCCGCCTACTGTAAGTACTGCTGTACGAGGTGTAGTGTGCAGAGTTTCGAGGTCAATCATTGCGTGAGTTGCCATATTAGCCTTTCCTATTTTCTTGTCCAATGCCTGTGAGGATTAAAAAGACATAAAGTAACGGCCAAGCCCACCCTGTTAAATGTCCTGTAATATGCAGAATCATTAATGCTACTCCAGTTAAGCCTGTTGTACCAATTCCTGCTGTTTGTGGTGTTAATTTCATGAAAAACTCCTTACTATTCTTACACATTATAGCGTAAAATTAGCAAGGAGTCAAGTGTTTTTTAAAATTTATACAGGATAACCTTCAATATCTTGAGGATCTATAAATTTAGATAATTGAGGAGCCTTCCAACCTTCTGGCTTTAGCACTTTCCCATCTTCGCGCTTGCGTACTTTGCCTGTTTCTGGATCAATCTTTGCAAAGTTTGTATCCATTACTTCTTTCCAAGCACCTTCGCCGTCCCAACCTGCGGCACGAATAGCACCCATAGTAACAACTAAAATGTCAACTAGTGCATCTAATTGTTCTACTTTATCGTTATTTGCTAATGCAAGTTGTAATTCTTCGTACTCTTCTGTGATTAAATCAAGATACATACTGTAGTTGTCTAAACTAGGCTCTTGATCACACGCTGTTTGAAATGTGTCAATATCTTTAAATGGGTTCGTCATTATTACCTCTTAGTACTGTGGGTTTACAAAAGCTGATGGATCTATAGTAGCATGTTCGCCGTCTGAGTATTCAGAACCCATTTGCAAACTTTCAGGTTTTTCTTCTGAATACCCTAAGATGCTATCTTCTTCTACCATACGTAGTTCAACTTCTTCACCGTCTACATCTACTTTAACACTTCGTGTCCATCTTCCGTGTTCAACAAGAACCCATTCGCCTACGTTGTAAGGATCTTTATTTTTAGGACCCTTATCGTATACTTTACCCCAACGTGGATAAATGCCTCTTGTCTTGCCATCGTCGTTTGAGATAATAAGTCCGCTCTTAGTAGTTTGCTCACCAAAGTGCATATCTGTAACAAGTACTCGTTTTCCTACTGCACGTGGCTTACCTTTTATAGCATTTAAATTAGTTGCCATTATTCACCTTTTTTAACAAAGTTACCATCTGCATCTTCTACCCATTCTTCTTGGCTATCTAATGCTGCTTCTTCTGCTGCTACTTCTGCAGGTGTTGCTGTTTTTTTAGTAGTCCTTGGTGCTGCTGGCGCAGGCTCTTCTTCTGGCGCCGCAGATTCTGAACCGCTTTCAGAACGTGCTTTACCTGCAACTGCATAATGTTCTTTTACAACATCTTCACGCTTCTTAACAATCTTGCCGCCTGGACCTAATTCATCACCGCGGGCGTTAACTTTTGCGTTTCCTGCTGCAGGTGTTAATTCGTTGCGTTTACGAAGTAAATCCATATCTACAGGCTTTCCTCGCATACTTTTATATTGCTTTCTAGCTGGACTAATTTTAGACATAATTGCCTCCTTATAATATACGTATATTTATCGTAAGAACTCGCGCCAATCCAGGTCATATTGGATTGAATCAATACGATGCACACCTATTAAATACAGCACATAACTTGCTACACTTGATCCACGACCTACACCCCATACAATGTCATTACTACGCATAAACTCTACAAGGTAGATCATATACTGTAATAGTGGAATCATATCACGGGCTTCGTATGCGTCTAGTTCTTCTAAGCAACGATACCAAGTCTTACTAACCTGTGCTCTAGCACGATCCTTAAAACCGCCTTTGATACGTAGTTGTTCTAACAAATAATCTTTAACGTCAATCTTTTTATATTCTTCAGGCATAAACCATTCACCTTGACATACACCGTCAAAAGTCTTTTGATCTACATCTAGTGGAATATACTTTTGCAATGGGTCAAAGCCTTGCTCTTCCATTGCAGCATTAAATTTGTCTACATCGTCTGAAGGATCACATAACACCACATGCACTTTATCCGCATGACCTGAATAGATCATATCGATAAGATCGCGGTTAGAGAATCGTGGAATACCTAGTTCATCTGTTTTCATAAGCATACATGTATATTAACTGATATTAATCAGATTGTCAAGGCCTTCTTCACCATTTTCTTGGCTTTGCTCTAATCTTGCTTTTTCGCGGCGTGTTATAATTTCTTGTTTATACATTTCTAATATAACAGCAACTTGTTGTTGGAGTTCTGGATTTCTTGCTTGGAAATATTTACGACTTAATTCGGAGATTTTATTTTCAATCTCCGAATCATCAAGAATTGATAAGTCGTCTACAAGAGGATTAAACATTATGCTGAGAATGTTCCTACATAGTGTGCATAAACAACACCGGCGTTTGGACCATCTGATGCCCAAAAGTCTACAATAATAGGTGCTGTGTCAGAAGATATATTAAATGGGCTTGGGAAGTTCTCATCGTAGCGAATAGTTTTACCGCCAGTTGACGCCCATACAATAGGAGTTGTATTAGAACCGTCGCCTGTAATAACAATACGAACTTTACCTAATTTACCATCTTCTGGCCATCCAGTTAGTGTAAGCGTAATACTATCTGTGCCGCTAACTGCAAAAATTTGATAGTGTCCGTTGTTAAAGTCAACGTTTTGACTTGCACTTAGGTTACCGCCATTATACACTTCTTGTGTATTTGCAATAAGATTAGCGCCTGTGATTTGATTTCCGTTAAAATCGTTATCGGCATTAGTTTTTGCAGTATCTTCTTGTAGTGTAGTGATTTCTGTTTTTGCAAAGTTTAAATTATCTTTGATGTTACCAAAGTTATCTCTAAATCCTTGCGAATCATTATCAGTACCTGCAACTGGATACTGTGCATCTAAACCGTCTGTAGTAATTGAACTTGCCATTATTATAATCTCCAACAATATTTATCATATATTGAATTCGTAATTTGCAAAAAGAATATATTGTTCTTGCGAATTACCAGTAGTACTATCTATAATAAATCTATCAATATCTAGTTCAAACTGGCGATAATCAAATTCACTAAAACGTATTGCTGCTGCAATAGTTTCAGATGTACCTGGCTTGCAGTAACAAATTGGTATTGCTAGTGTGTAGCCTAGTTCTTGAATACTATCCTCTTGTGCTGTACGCATCCATAAAGGTAAAAAGTTTCTTTCTGTTCTTCCTAATAATCTTAGGTTATCTCTTATATTAGTAATGTTTGAGAAGTATCTTACATTACTATTAGGGTCACTCACAACAATAGCATCGCTATCTGCTGTAATTGTATTTTCAGGAACAGGTCTTTGATCTAAGTTTGTACTAGATCCTTTTAGATATCCTACTTGAACCGGATCTCCTGCTCTACTTGTAATAAACAAGTCTGTTCCAAAATACCATCTAACAGTTCCGTCTCTAGTAACACATTCCACGTAGTCGTCAAAATATTTGTCGTTATCGCCACCGTTTCTTGTAGTACATACTAATGAACTTTGATTAGCAGTATCATATAGCGGGTCACCTGGTTGTGCTCTTACACTGTTAACAAGAATTTTGTTGTTATTCTTGATTTTAATTTTATTGGACACTTGTCCCTTAGTGTCATACGGGTCAGTTACCTCTAAGTAAACTACTTCGTATAAAACATTATTAGTGCCCGGTTCTTTGGCTACTGCTGTTTTAAGATCTTTAATCTTAAGAAGTTTACGTCTTGCAGTTTTTGCTGCGGCCGCAACATAACGATTTGCGTTTACAGTTTCAATACCGCTGTACACTAACATTCTCAAATCTTTTTGTATTCCGAATCTTGGATCGTTAGGTCTGTATATACTTGAAGGATTAAAGATATCTGGATTACTTGTAAATTCTTTGTAAATGTTTCTTTGTTCTAATCTCAACAACGGTTTGTAATATAGATTGCTGTAAAGTTTGTCGTCAGGATCGCCTACAGTAATATTAAATGTTCTTTCAACTGCACTAAAGCCGAACTGATCCTGTGCTCTGATAGTGAATCTAAATTCTCTGTCAACTGACGTTGTGCCACCGTCGAGCGAGAATGTATCGTTATCAAATACAGTGAGTCCTGGATCTTCAGCAGTACCAAAGTTATTAATCTTACCGATTAGTTCGCCGTCATAACTTAAACGTAACCCTGGAGGTAGTGTTCCGTCAACAAGTGAATAAAGCAACACAGCGTTAGGAACGTTAGTTTGTGCTTTTACACTTAGTGTTGAAATATAGTTACTTGGAATATCGCCTAAATCTGCTGCTGTTATCCAAGAAATTGTACTTTCAATTTCACCTAACAGCCTAACCGTAAATGTTTTATCACTACTAGCAACTTCTGTTGTTGTACTAGTAAATCTAGAAGCACGTACTGTAAATGTATACTGTTTCGTAATTGCTGGCTGATACGGAACCCTGCCAAATATTTCGCCGCTAGTTTGATCAAGATCAGTTCCTGGAGGAAGTTCTCCGTCGACTAGTTGATATGCAACACTACCTACTAGACTGTTTGGATCAATTACATCTAAGAATAAAGTAATGTAATTGTTTGCTCTGCGGAAGCCTAAATCACTAGGAGTTAACCAAATAGGTGTTCTAATATGTGTATTGTCTGCTGTGAACACACCTGTGCCAACTTGCATAATAGTATTATCTACACGTAAGAAGTCGTCGCCTACAAGATATATTTGGAATTGTCTTTTGCTAGTTGTGTCACCGTCTGACACTGTTACTCTAAATTGAAAGTATCTGTTTAATTTACGTGGAGAGCGTGTAGGCACTGCTTCGTCATATCGAGTAACATCGTAGTAAAAGCTATCCCAACCTTGCGCACTTTTTACAGTAAAGTCATATGGATATCTATCGTAGTTGTTCTCGTCATATGCTCCCTTACCTGCTCGTTTGTTTAGTGCAAGTACAGGATCTACAATACCAACAAGTCTGCCTTCTTCAGTAAGTGTAATACCTGGAGGGAGTTCTCCGTCATTGTTTCCGATGTAATACTTTAGTGTTTGTCCCGAAGTAGTGTCAGTATCTCTTGCTAATAACTGGAAGTCTACTGGCGCACTGTCAAGTATGTAGTACGTATCGTTGTTGCCAATTGGAAGCAATCCTTCCTCGGTGATCCAAACAGGTTCGTCTGCACCTTGGACTTCGATATTATATGTTCTATCTTCTTTAGTTGTACCGTCGTCTGCTCTTAGTACAAATCTATATACAGTATTTCTCGGAACTTCAAATGGTGTTCCAACTAGTTCGCCGTCTTTGATTCTTAGACCGTTCGGAAGCTCTCCGCCGATGACAGTAACAGGTGTGCTAGAGTCGGCTAAAGGTAATGCAACAGTTGTTGTAATCCTTTCTTCTAGTACTGCTAATTGTGTTCCGGATCTTTTGGTCCATAATGACATATTAAATTCGTCCTAGATCAATAGTAAATTCTGCAACTCCAGCTCCTGCAATTGCTCCTAGGTCAACATCTTGTTCTTGAACAAGATAATCAATAATAGATGTGTATGCTCCAGGAAGTACAGTTCCGAAGTCCCAGTAGTTATTAAAATATTCGTTTAAGTCCCTTACGTCAATTCCGTGTACAAGTCCGGTTAGATCGCCTACAAATGAGTTTGCATTAATGGTTGCTGCGCCTTGAATGTTTTTTGCATTAGCATTTAAATTAGCACTTAGTGTAGGTGCAATATCATGGCTAACAATACCTGTGTTTGCAAGACTGATTTGTAATAGCGCAGTAGATGTATTAGACGGTGCAGAAGTTATAACAGGTCCATTACCTTCTACTGTAAACGATTTATTAGCGGTAATTTGTGTGCTACCGGTATCTGCAAGAACAAGTATACTGTCTAATCCACCTCTTGCAGAAAGTTCGATTGCAGTACCATTTGCAGTAAGTGTAATATTACTTCCGCCTACTAAACTTTTAAACTGTAATGTATCGTCAACTTTTTGTGCAAAAATTCCTTCGCCGGCAGTTCCTAAGTTTTCGCCTTGGGTCGGAACAGCATTAATTCTAGTATCAACATCTGTAAAGTTTTGGTTAACTTTTACAAACGCTTCACGGAGATCGTCGCCCGTTCCATCATTTGGAATGTTTCCTACGTTTATTGTTTGTATTGCCATTTATAAATGTCTCCGTTTAGTATATTTATTACCAGATATTTGTCATCTGTGTTCTGTACCAGATTGATGTTACACCGTCATAGTCTGAACCGCAGTAATACATGTACTTGGTACCACCGCCTTGGTCTTGGCCAAATATTATATCACCTGCTCTATCACCTGCTTGTCCTACACTCGATGTAGGAGCAGTTCCTGACTGAACATTTAAATAGTTAGTATCGACATTAGCAAATGTACCGGCTTGT